ATAAGACTCTTAATTCTTTATAGTGAATCATCAATAGGAATTATTTAATCGAGGATATATTCAAACCATTAGAAATTTAGTTACGAACTTTGGCAGACACCCTGTCAAATTCATTCTGATATTGGCTATAATAAACCGTTCCGAAGTTCCATTAATCAAAAAACCCGCCTAAGCGAAGTTTGATTTTGTAAGCTGTGTTACGAACTGATCACTCTTAACAGAATATCAGCGTTTTTACGTACGTAAAGCTATTAAAAAACCTTTGTGGTTCTCTATCATTGCGCACCTAACGGTCCATTTCTTGCGAACATCCAATGCCATCAGCAAATCTTCGCCAGTACCTTCATCTTTTTGTAGCAGCTTCCCAACATGGCCATCTGAGCAACTATGCTGCTTGGCTAACGTCATGAACGTTTTAAAGAGCAGGCGCGAACTAGATATATAACTGATGAAGAGTATGCAGCGCTTTATTGTGTGGCTCCAGATGTTGTCAAGGTTGCGATGGAGTTAGCTTATCTATGCTGTGCACGGCAAGGTGACATATTAGAAATGAAGAAAGGCCAACTCATAGACCGAGGAATTCTAATCCAGCAGAGCAAGACAGCCGTATCACAAATCAAGGCATGGACCGACCGCTTAAGAGCTGCAATCGATCTAGCAGGCAAATTGCCTCTATCCTCAGGCGTGGTGAGTATTTTTGTGCTCCACCAGCAATCTGGTTCACGTTATACCCGAGATAGCTTCAATGCACATTAGATGAAGGCAAAGAAAGCAGCGGCAGTGAAATATTCAGAATTAGACTTTAACTTCACCTTCCATGATTTGAAGGCAAAAGGGATTTCAGATCTGGAGGGAACGTTAAGTGATAAGCAGGCGATTTCAGGTCATAAAAATGCGACGCAAACTGCACGCTATGACAGAAAAATAGCAGTCGTTCCGGTCGTTGGTGGGCAGAAGTAACGGCAGTTAATGGCGAAAGCCAATGGCGAAACAATGGTGAAAGGCGGATTTTAAACACAAAAAAACCGCCTCTCGGCGGCCACGACACTGCTTTATTGCTTTGATTATTCTACTGAATTTCCTTGGTACCCGGGACGAGACTTGAACTCGTACAGCCTTACAGCCGAGGGATTTTAAAAACTATCAATGAACCTTACAAATCATAACGTTATGACTTGTAAGGCGTTTAACTATGGTGATATGCGGTTATATCTGGTGATGGTTGGGATTATGCTGCCACTTTTAAAGCGCTAGATTTAACTGATCTCTCCCGTAGTGTGAGCTAGGAAAGGCATCGCGGGGGATAAAATCGGGCGGTAACGGTGCAGTGCCTGCACGTTTCGTTACCTCCCTTTCCACGCTGTTTAGCGTGGTGAATGACCGGCTACACTCCATATTTTGACACTGGTGATATTGCCGGATTGTCATATCGGTTATTTTACGGCTGGTACGGGTGCGGGCCATAGCGCCGCAGAATGGACATCTGAACATAATGATGGCTCCCCTGTGGGAGTTGAACTCCATTTCATTTTATTCAGTTTCCGCTATCCAGTCAGGTATTTTTGCTTCCAGTTCCAGTCTGGTGGTAAAACCGTTGTCGTCAATGACGTGCTCAGCACGCGCAATGATCCAGTCCTGATTGTCTATTTCATCCTTAAAACCGCTAACCGTAACATGCATTTCGGGGTAAAGCTCAGCGCGGCCACGCGCCAGAGTGATCGAAAACTCTGCCGCACCACGCTGAAGCTGTTGCCACTTTGCCGCCGCTGCACGCTTTGCCGCTTCCTCATTCTGATAGGTCTTGCGCAGGACATAAACGTTACCGTCTGCACCCTCCATGTAATCGCCCTCACGGCTGCTGCTCTTCTCTTTTTTGGACTTTGCAGGCTTACGGCGCTTAACACTGACCTTTTTCTTTTTACCAAAATTGAGATCCAGCCAGTAAGCCCTAACGCCGGTATACGCATCCCGATCGGCAATACGAAAACGGTGCCTATCGCCGCTCGTGCGGTCAATGCTGGCAGAGGGGAGCGTCTTCCCATCAGCGGCAACACCACCACCCGGCAAAATAAACAGCAGACTGCCGTTCTTGACGGTGGCTATTGCACCCAGCATTTCCGCCATGCGGGTTAGGAAAGACATATCGCTTTCCTGTGTCTGGTCGGCGTGATCAATCTCAATATCCATGAGCATTTCACTTATCTGCGCCTTCAGCCCGTAGCGGTGCGCAATGGCCGACACAACGCGCTCAACGGTCACGTCATGCCATGAGACTTCGCGCTTAACGTTGAACTCTTCACGAAAATCAGCGCTGCGGGCGGTAACGCCGATAGTATCTGCCGGGCCTTCGTGAGAAACCTCGTCAACCGTGTACAGCCCTTTGTAAATCAGCGGTTCACCCAACCAGCCCAATGATACGGCAAGCTCAGCCCCGCGCGGCGGCAGTGCAACCATACCATCACTGTCATCAATGGATATGGACAGCTGATCGGCATCAAACCCCCTGTTGTCCGTCAGTGACAACGACATGATCCGTTCGTCAAGCTGCGTCAGCACCTTACCGCCCATCGTGATACTGAATCCCGGACTTTTTATCGCCTCAGTCAGTGAATCGTTATAACTGCTGACAGCGTCGTTAAGTGATTTTGTCAGGTCTGTAAGTGTCATATTCCCCCCCTTGTTCCGGCGAAGGATCCCACGCGCGCGGGAGAGACCAAATCGGTTTTTGTTGTCAGCGTCCGGCCAGACCCACAATAGCGTGAGTGCCCGGCAAACATGGGGGATTATCACTGCGAACTCAATAACGTAATGGTGGAAACTATGGCGGAATCTCGCTTTCATGGTGCCCGCATCCGAGAGAATACCGACCTTGTGGCGGCTATCAATGACATTGAATCCAGTGTCATTGGCGTTGTCGCCGTGGCGGATGATGCCGATGCGGAAGCCTTTCCCCTGAATACCCCCGTGTTAGTAACACGGGTTAACAACGTGCTGGGTAAGGCGGGTAAAACCGGCTCCCTGTACAAAACGCTTAAAGCCATCGCTGACCAGACCAGCCCGAAGGTGATAGTTGTACGCGTGGCAGCAGCTACGGAAGAGGAAGGTGGTAAAACGCAATCGCAGCTCATCATGGGCGGCACGGCAGAAGACGGCAGCTATACCGGCATGTACGCATTTCTGACGGCTGAACAGAAGGTCGGCTATCGTCCGCGTATTCTGGCGGCACCAGGCTACGACACAGAGGAAGTGACCTCCGCGCTGTGCGTCATTGCACAGAACCTTCGCGCGTTTGTTTATGCCAGTTGCTACGGCTGCAAAACGATGGCGGAGGCTACCGCATATCGTGCAACCTTCGCCTACCGCGAACTCATGCTTATCTGGCCTGATTTTATCGCCTATAACCCGCTGACCGGTGAGAACGAAACCTTCCCTGCCCCAGCCTATGCCTGCGGGCTGCGTGCGTTGATTGACAACAATCAGGGCTGGCATAAATCGCTTTCCAACGTGTCAGTCAAGAACGTGCTGGGTATTTCCCAAGATGTATTCTGGTCGCTTCAGGCCGAAGACAGTGACGCGAACGAACTGAACAATAAGGAGATCACAACGCTCATCAAGCGTAATGGTTTCCGGTTCTGGGGAAACCGCGTCACGGATACCAAAGATTACATCTTTGAAGTTTATACCCGTACCGCTCAGATTCTGGCTGACAGCATCGCGGAAGCGCAGTTTGAAGCCATTGATGAACCACTTACCCCAGCTAACGTCAAGGACGTGGTCAGCGGTATCAGCGGAAAACTCAGCTCACTAGTGACGCAGGGACGGCTCATCGGCGCTGAATGCTGGTTTGATATCGTGGATAACCCGACAACGGGTCTTCGTCAGGGTCAGGTGCGCATTCGCTATAAATATACGCCGGTTCCGCCTATGGAAGATCTGACGATGTACCAGACCTTCACCGATGAATACTTTGAATCGGCGTTCTCTTCGCTGGGAGGTGCATAAATGGCAGTTCCTCACAAACTGCGTCTGTTCACCTGCTTTGTGAACGGCAGCAATTGCATTGGCAAAGTCTCTTCCGTGACGCTGCCAAAACTGACTCGTAAGACTGAAGATTTTCAGGGCGGCGGAATGATTGGTTCCGCTGCGGTAGATCTCGGTCTGGACAGTGGCGCACTGGATACCACGATGGTGGTTGGCGGTCTTGTACAGTCACTTTTGCTTAACTACTGCGGCGATATCGACGAAACCCGCTTCCGCTTCGCCGGTGAATATTACACCGATGGTGAAAGCTTGTTGGTTGAAGTCGAACTGCGTGGCCGTATCACCGAAATGGACGGCGGCGAAAGTAAGCAAGGAGAAGACACCTCCGTCAGTTACACGATGAAGAATACCTATTACAAGCTCACCATCGACGACAAGCCGATGTTTGAGTTTGATCTGCTGAACTTCATCTACAAGAAAGACGGCAAGAATATCTATCCTGACCGCATCACGTCTGCGCTGGGAATGGGTAACTAATTAACCTGATGAGTGGCGGCACATCCGTGCCGCCCGGAGTATTCAACAATGAGCAAGAAAAACGACAACGCCATTACGTTGGCAAAACCTGTTGTTCGCGGCGATGAGAAAATTACTCAGGTAACGATCACGGATGCGATCAAACAGGCTGGCTCACTGCGCGGGCTGAAGCTGGTTAACGTGATGAACATGGATGTGGACTCTGTGGCTGTACTGCTGACTCGCGTCACGTCACCGCAGCTCAAACAGACCGAAATCAACGAAATGGATACCCGCGATTTTGTCAGCCTGTCAGAAGCGCTCGTCCCTTTTTTGACGCCTGCGGGGTCTGGAGCATCGAACGAGGCGGAGACGGAGAATCAGTAACACTCCTGCGGTTCGACCTGATCGACGATCTGGTCGCTGATATCGCGGTTGTTTTCAACTGGCCGCCCTCTGAAGTCTTCACGATGGAACTGGGCGAAGTCATAGCCTGGCGTGAGCGGGCGGCTGTCCGTAGTGGAGCCAGTGACAGTGAAAAGCCTTAATATCCGCGTCGCGTTCAGCGCGATCGATAAACTTACCCGCCCGGTCAATGCCGCCCGCCAGAGTGCGGGCGGTTTGTCTGAATCCCTCAAAAAGACGCAGTCCAGCATTAAAGATCTGGACAGTCAGTCCCGCACGTTCAACCGTCTGCGTGACAGCGTGCAAAAGACCTCCCGCAAAATTGACGACGCCAGCCGAACACTTGAAGGGCTGAATAAAGCACAACGGGAGGGTACGCAACTTACAGATAAGCAGAAAGCACATATGGCAGCGCTGGCCGCAAAGCTGGAGCGCCTGAACTCTGCACGCACACAGGAAATGGTGAAGCTGCGCGCCGCCTCACAAGCACTACGCGGCCACGGCGTTTCGCTGGTCGGCAGCGATCGCACCATTCAGAGTGCAATACGTCGAACTGAACAGTACAACCAGACGTTGGAGCGGCAGCGGAGACAGCTTGCCGCTGTCACACAGGCACGTGCGCGCTACGACCAGATGCAGCAAACAGCGGGCAAACTTCGCGGTGGTGGCACGATGGCCGTTGCCGGGGCCACTGCTGCCGGTTATGTAGCTGGGCGCTTTTTATCCCCCGCCGTTGGGTTTGATCGGGAAATGTCCCGCGTGCAGGCGCTGACCCGCATAGATAAAAGCTCAGTAGACTTTTCCGCACTTCGTGAACAGGCCAAAAAGCTGGGCGCAGAAACACAGTTCACCACGACTGACGCTGCCAGCGGACAGGCGTTTCTTGCAATGGCCGGTTTCACCCCGCAGGCCATTCAGGCCGCACTACCCGGCGTGCTCAATATGGCGCTGGCCGGTGGTATGGATTTAGGCGAAAGTGCCGATATCAGCTCAAATATCCTGTCTCAGTTCCGCCTCGATCCCAAAGAAATGGATCGCGTCAGTGACGTATTAACGGGCGCGTTCACCCGTACCAACACGGATCTGCAAAATATCGGTGAAGCAATGAAATACGCCGGTACGGGTCTTTCCAACCTTGGCGTCAGTGTTGAACAGACAACAGCCATGATCGGCGTGATGGCGAACGTGGGGCTGCGCGGTAGTATCGCCGGTACGGGTTTGCAGGCCACATTTTCACGCCTTGCCGCGCCAACCGGCAGGGCGAAAGATGCCCTTAAAGAATTGGGCGTACAGGTCGCTGATGCAACGGGGAAAATGCGCCCTGCTGAAGTAGTTCTTACCGACCTCTATAAAAAGATCAGCAAATACGGCGACACCGATAAGCTCTCTTTCTTCAAAGATATTGCCGGTGAAGAAGCGTCCAAATCATTTCAGGCGCTGGTCATGTCGGCAGGTAGTGGCGAACTTCAGAAGCTGCTGGGTGAACTGAAAAATGCCAAAGGTGAGGCACAGAAAGCCGCCAAAATAATGGCGAATAACCTTGACGGCGATCTCAAAAATCTGGACAGCGCTTGGGAAGGCTTCCGCATCCAGATTAACGATCTCGTCGATAATCAGCTTCGCGGCCTAACTCAGGGACTGAGTGACGTTGTGGGGAATATGACGCAGTGGGCGAAGGAAAATCCGAAGCTCGCCCAATCCCTGCTGGTTGTCGGCGGTAGCGTTCTGGCTCTGACTGCCGCCATTGGCGGCACATCGCTGACAATCGGCCTGCTGATGGGGCCGCTGGCTAAGCTCCAGTTAGGTTTTACCCTGCTGACAGGGGGCAGAGGCATAGCCGGAACGATTACCGCTCTGCGAACACTCGGCACGGCTTCCGGCCCAGCAATGGCAAGCGTGCGCGGATGGGGACCAGTTCTCGGCTCATTAGCAGGGAAAATGCAGGGAGTTTCAACCATCATACCCGCTATCCGTGGCGCACTTATGGGGGCATTTCTTGCACCAGGTGCAGCACTGGGAGCGCTGACTAAAAACCTCGGTATGCTCACCCTTCGCCTGACAGGTTTACCAGCCATATGGAGCATGGTCACTGCTGCGGTATCTATGCTGGGTACAGCGCTGTCACTGCTGTTTAGTCCGATTGGCCTGATAGCGGCGGCCTTTATCGCTGCCGGAGTACTTATCTGGCGTTATTGGGAGCCTCTTAAAGCATTTTTTGCAGGTGTATTCACCGGCATCATGGAAAGACTGGCACCATTACGTGAGACCTTTGCGCAATTCAGCCCCATCTTTGACGCGATAAGCAGTGCTGTTAGCCAAGTCTTTAACTGGTTCAAATCTCTACTTTCCCCAATGGAATCCAGCAAAGAAACACTGAATAAATGCGCCAGCGCCGGTGAGGTGTTCGGTAATGTTCTGGGTGGTGCGCTCCAGCTTGTTCTTACGCCTGCAAAAATGTTGCTTGATACATTAGCTTGGATCCTTGAAAAACTCGGTGTTCTGCCAGATGAGGCCGAAAAAGCTAGGAAGAAGATCGAAGACGCACAGCGCATGGCCATTCTTCAGGACAAAGTCGCTCTCCTTCAGGGAGATATCGCCAAGGTTGCGCCGAAAAAAGTTGAGGTGAAAAGCACTCCCTCGGGAACATCACAATCCACATCACCGCTGACCGGCGATAACGGCACTATGCGACGGTTGCAGAGTATTGACAGCAACACCAAAGCGACAGCCGATAACACGAAGAAGATCGGCCCCGGCGATATCGTGTTTAAAAACCTGCCTCGTGCGCTGGCCGTTCGTGGGGAATGGAAGGAATCGCAGCTGGCCAGCACAGTCAGAAACAACGGGTTAAGCGCACGCCCCGCAGTCGTGGCGGCATCGCTTCCCGTCAAACAAGCGGAACTCCCTCCAGTCAGCCGCAGCGCTAACAATACGCCGGTTTCCACTGGCGGCTTTACGGGGGAAATCCACGTACACCTGCACGGCGTTGACCGGCAGGACGCGCGCGAAATTGGCCGGATTGCCGCTGACGCAGTAAATGCCGAAATGGCCCGCCTCGCGCGACTCAATCGCGGTAGCTTTAAAGACAGAGATTAAGGGGAAGAAACATTATGATGATGATATATGGGATGTTCGTTTTTGAACTGAAGACACTGCCTTACCAGCAACTGCGCCACTCACTGAACTGGCGGCATGTCAAAAACGACCGCATCAACCGCTCAGCAAAATGGCAGTACATCGGCGCAGGAGAGACACAGATCAACCTTGACGGGGTGCTTTATCCTGAAATTACGGGCGGCGACGTATCTCTTACCGTTCTGGCAACGCAGGCATACACTGGGCGTCCTTGGCCTTTAATCAGCGGTGCAGGGCAGATTTACGGGATGTATGTGCTGACCGGGCTACAGGCCACACATACCGAGTTTGACCGTTACGGAAAGGCGAAAAAAATAGAGTTTTCTATCAGCTTTCAGCGCTGTGATGAAGACCTGAGAGAGCGCCTTCAATCGTCTTCTGTTGGAGATTTACTATCCGGCCTAAAGAATGAAGCCAATATGACCTACGATTCAGTCAATAAGTCGTTGGTAGGCATGATGTAGCATAAATTTGTATCGAGGATAGATAACTATGACTGTACTGCAGAAACTCATGACTAAAACTTAACCCCCACCATAAAAGCTCGCAATAATATTATTTCGAGCTTTTGTTTTATTATGTAATCACACAACTGGCTGTACTGGCCAATCAACATCAGGCACGTTGCTGATATCTACGCGGCTGAGTAATACAAGGTAGGTTTTCCACACTTTGAGCTTGTCTAATTCTTCATAAGTCGCGATGCCTACATCCAATGCGGCCTGTAGCGGCGCGATTTTTTGATTTGCCTCGGCCATGAGCTGCGCGCGGGTTTCTTCAGCCTGCGCAATGAGTTCGGATTCTGGGATTACACGCGGTGTGATTTTCTTGCCGTCAAAAATCCAATTTCCGTCGAGCCGTTCTGGAAAATCTTTTGGAATTGCTTTTTTGCTCACTTCCGCAATAGAAAGATTTTCAGGGAATAACTCGACCGCGTTGTAGCTTTGCTGACGGATAACCCCATCCGCTTGATAGGCGATTTTTAGCTTTTCCGCGCTTAACTTTTCACGCACATCATACCAATCTTGGCCGTCCTCAGACTGGAGATGTAGCGCGCCATCCTCGGCGCGTTCTGCTTCGCTCCGTGTGAAATTTTTATAAATCATGCAGCCTTTCCCCTTACGCAATATTTTTCCAAGACCCGCCGATATATTTTTGGATACGACGGAAATAAACCCGAGAGATATAAAAACCAACACCGCCGCCCGTGGGTTTAGTGGTTCCCACGATGGCGGTGATACACGCGCCTAAAGGAATACTGGCCTGTCCGGGGTAAGGAATATCTTTATATTCTTCGGCACCCATCTGTAGGTTGTTGATATACCGCGCATCAAAGTTGTTGTAGTTGGTTGGTATCATTTGGCCGGTGAATGAAAAAACACCGGTATTCCAATAACCATACATTCGCCCATTAGCGTATAAATCCACCTGACCATCGACAGAGCTGTGCAAGCCAGAATCGTTGTCCCCAATAGTCAGAAAGCCGTTACCAACGCTACCCACTTGGATCTGGTTTCTAACCGTCAAATTTCCATTAAGCGTGCCACCAGTTATCGGTAATGCCCCGACATCATTGGCATTCGGTTTATTCATGGAGTCATAGACAACTCGCCAAGCGCTCCACGTCCCCATATAGAGACCACGACGCCATTGCCTCCCTGCACCACTAGAATATTCGGTATAAACCTGCGTGACGCCAGCATCCTGCAAAACCTGCAATGAACCGGCTTGAGTGCTGGGGTAATTTAATGCCAGAGAGGCATTAGCATTGGCGGGATTAAACCAAATACCGGGCTCAGTCAGCGTATTTAAGTTCGTCCCCGCCGCTATTTGTCCAAAAAATGGGATTGCACGAACATCAGCCGCAGAGGGTTTATTTAATGGTCCATAAAGTTTTTGAATATGCTTAACGACAATCGCGCCATCGCTTTTGTTCACCGCGAGCCATTCAACGGATAGGTTCCCAGCAGAATCAACAAAGAGGTTGGCGGTTAATCTCTGTTTGTTATCACCGTTCGAACCATACGATAAGTGAATGCCCGTTCCATAACCGCCAAAATGACTATTTGCAGCGCCGCCACCTTGATTAAAAAAAGTATTTCCAATACTGGTTGGCGATAAAATATCGCTATCCACCATACCCACACCACTCGCCCCCAGTCCCCATGCGCCATTTATCATCAATGCATTAGTGGTGTTATCTGTAATAGATTTTTGAACGTTGGCGATTGCAGCGGAGCCCAATTCTAAATTCTTACGCGCCAGCGGTTTATCGTTTATATCGGACAGATTCTTATTTTTTTCTAGGCGCGTATTGGCGTTCTCGTTGGCCTTTCCCGCATTTTCATCGGCGGTTTTGGCGTTTTTGTCAGCCTCGGTCGCTTTGTCAAACGCGGCTTTAACGGCTTTCGGCGTGGCGGCTAATGCCTCGCTGTCGCTGTTGGTCGCGCTGCTCAGTTGGGTAAAACCTTTCGCTTTGAGCGTGGCATCTGGATGGCGGCGCGATTGTTCATGCTCCAGCAATTTATCATCGACGTACTCCTGTGTTGCCAGCACGGTCGAGCTATCAATCAGCAAATTCACCGTATCCATATCGCTGACAATCACCACCATTCGCAGTGTCTGCGCACGGCCTGAGCCCTCGGATAACAGCGGCTTGTAACTTTCGGCCATGTTACTGACCGCAATCAGTGCGCCGACTTCATCATAGAGACCGAGCTCACGCATCCAAAAGCCGCCAATTTCCGGCGGAATAACCAGCTCGGCTACCAGATAGTTTTTATGTTTCGGGTCTACGATCACTTTATTGAGCGCGGCGCGGTGCTTTTCTGCAATCAGCTTGGTTTGTGTCGGATCAGGCGTAGGCAAAGTGCCGCCGCCGTCACCGACAGCCATTTGGGTGAGATTGATTTTTGTCCCGCCAGCGATCGCGGCAGCAATCTTGGCTGCGCCGATTTTGGTCAGTACCGCTTTATATTTTTGTGCCATCGGGTTAGCTCTCTAGGTCAGGGTAAACGGTAATTATGTCGCCGTCGTACAGGGCGACGCCTGTGTAGGCATAACCGGCGACATCCTGAATGATGTTAAGTCCAATAAGGTGCCGACTAGCAGGTTTGGCATCAGCGATAAGTCGTTCAAGTTCGAAGTACAGCGCCTCGCCCATGCCATTATCCAATACGCCGATATCAAGACGAAACGTGCCAGGAGGGTCATTAGTCTCCCACCATTCGGTAATATTGATGATGTAACCCAATGGTTCTACAGCACGTCGCAATGCGCTGATGGTGCCTTTGTGTCTGTGGATCAGCCATGAGTCGCGAATTGCTTGACGCTTTATTTGTTCCGGCCAGTCTCTATCCCACCGATCGACTGAAAGCGACCACGCAAGATAAGGGAGCAACTCCACTGGGCATGTATCAGGATCCCAGAGCGTACGAAGATCTACGGGGATATCGGTTATCCGTTCCGTGACTCTTTCTGTATTACGTATAAATGTGCTAGCTGACGGGGGGAGCATGCTGTTATTCATCTGTTCCCCCTATATTGATAGTAAAAGAGTCACATTGTGCTGACTGTGTATCATCGATAACAATATCGCTAGCGGGCTCCAGCAGCTCGACACGTTGCACTCCCTGAACATGCAATACAGCCATAATGGCGGAGCGAGCAATATCACGCCCAATCTTTCCTTGCTCACTCAGCCACGACTCTAGAGATTTTTGTGCAGCCAAAAGGATGGGCTCAGATTCCGGACCAGGATAAAAATACAGCCGTGCATTAATCTGATAATGAATGATCGTTGCGCTCTGCACCGTCAGCCTGTCACCAACGGGGCGTATGTGCTCCGCATTGAGGGCATTTCTAACATTGTTCAGCAACTCGGTCGATGCGGTACCATCTCCTTGTGTAGAAAGTACGGAAACGACCACCACAGCCGGAGTGGGGCTGGTTGCTTTAGCATCAGCCACTTTCCCACTAACACTTTTTGCAAAGTACTCATACGCAGCAGTGGGTCCAGCAACGCTGAGACCTTCAAATGCAGCCTGAGCACGTAACCGCAGCGCAGTATCACTCTCCATCACCGCATCAGTGGTTTCAGTCGCCGGTATAATAATCAAACGTTCGGTGTTGTTATTAGCCGCTAGATTATCAAGATCGGTCGATACCGCATGGCTCAGCATGCATGCTGCCGCACCGTCATTAATCCGCTGCCTAAGCATCATTTCACGATAAGCAACCACCTGAGCGATCACGTTCAGCGGTTCGGATTCTAGCTCCAGTGCAGCGGCAACAGATGCCTGCTGTTCCTGCGGGAAGGCCGCAAGCATGACGGCTTTGACCTCGCTGAGGATCACCTCGAAATCCAACTCCTCAATAATTTTCGGCTGTGGAAGCTGCGATAAATCAACTGTTGCCATTATTGCCACTCCTGAGCCTCAGCGCAGTGCCTGCTGCCTGCATGGTTTCGGTGATAATGCCGACCAGCTCAGCGGTAACAGCGCCATCCTTTGAATAACTGATATTGATGCCGTTCAGGGCAATACGCGGTTCCCACATCGTCAAGGCGATCACCGCCGCACTCATACATTGCAGGCGCGTTACTTCATTCTGTGGTTCATCCAGCAGATCGGGGATCATGCTGCCATAGTCCCGTCGCATCACCCGGCTTGCCAGCGGCGTGATCAGTATGTCGCGCACTGAATTCCACAGCTGATCGGTGTCTGTGAGCTGGCCGGTGCCGTCTGGGTTCATGCCGATATAGCGGACTGTCATTTCGGCCCCCCCGTGTTACTGCCACCACCCTGCACGCCACCATGAACGTGCGAATGCACCGTCACCCCGTTAGATGAAAGCGATCCGCCAGAATGAGTGACATTGCCCTTCATCGAACCACCTTCCGTCAGTTCGAATGTCCGCGCTTTCAGATGGCCGGTGCAGTCCACCACCGGTGCTTCAAGCGTGACACTAGCAGAGGACTTGATATGTGCTGTTTTCATGCCCTGCGCTTCCAGCGCGCTGGCTTCTGCGTCATAGCGGAAAGTGGCACCGTCTGGCGCTTTCAGCACAATCTCTTTCAGGCTGCGACCCGGCGCAGGGTGATCGTTGCTGTAGAGACTGCCAATAATGACAGCCGTTTCAGGGTTGCCACCAATACAGCCCAGCCAGACCTGCTCACCGACTGAAGGCGGCACCCAGATACTGAATGCCCCAGCGCGCATGGTGTTCCAGCGCAGCCAGTCGGTCTGAAGTTCGCCGCTTTGTACGCGCACGCGCCAGCTCTCTTCATCAACAGCAATAACGACACCGACACGCAGGATATTTTCCAGTAGGCGGATCAATTCAGCGCTCATCGTGCGGCACTCCCTAGACTGTTAACCACCTGTTCCGTAATCATCCGCTCATCGCCAGCAGTAAAGCCCAACAGCTCACGCACCGGATATTTAGCAAATGCACCCGGCCCGACCTGATCGCGCTGGCCGTACTGGTGCACACGCGCAATGCGCGCCGCCACGCCGTCATAACCCACGGAGGTACCGCCCGCATTAGTGCGCATTTTGAGAAAGCGATAGCCGCGCAACCGCTGAAACATTGGTACTTTCTTTGTGGTGCTGCGGCGCACTGAACGCGTATTGATCTCGATGTAACGTTCAATATCGTTGCGGTAAAACGTGCGAATATCATTTCGCTCTTCGTCAAAGCCGGTAATGGTGCGCCCGTATTTTCCCCGGCCACCGTGCCAGTTTTTGAGGCGACGGATCTCCCCCTGCCAGACAAACACAATACCTTGCTGAGAACGTAGCACCCGGCGACGACGGGCAGGATATGGCGAACCTTCAGGATTTTGCTGCGCTTTGATGCGCTGTTGCTGGCTCTTTCGCAGTGTCTGACCAACAACGCGAGCGGTGCGAACACGTCCGGCCTGCGAGGTGCCCGCCAGTATGTCGCTGAAGACCTGATCCAGTTCACGGAAGAGATCGTTACTCATGCGCGTTAGCCTCCCACATCACATCCTCAAAGATGGCGCTCCAGTCGCCGTCTGCTGACGGAATGCGCGATTTAGGTTCCGGCAAATGTTCCGCGCGGGGAATACCGTTTTCATCCAGAGAAACCTTCACGCGCTCGCGCAGTGGCATTTCAAAAAGAATGTCGGCGGTATCATCGTTGTTGATAAGGGTCGTAAATTTAATGTCTCGGTTCTTCTCGGGGTTCAGCAGCAGATCGGGCTGGTTGTGCCAGAACCATGCCATTAACGGCAACGTGAAATCATCAATATCACCGGCAAAGCTCATCACAAATAGCACTAGGGTATAACGGTACATAAACGACGATGTTTCGCCGGTCGTCTCAATGCTCCCTTCTTCCACAAAAACGGTGAAGGCTTCAGGGTTAGCCCTGCACCATTTGTTTGCACAGGTCAGGGTTTCGCGTAGTGAATCAACTTTCAGCATGGTGATCCCCTCTTAACGCCCGAAACGTTCAATCACGCTCGCAATGATCAGTAAATAAATAAGCGTCCAGTAAGGATGAGCGCTCAGGTAGTCGAATAAGGTCATTGTGTGGCCCTCGCGTAATCAGTCAGTCTTTTTAGGCGGCGTAGATCGAGATCGGCTATCGCCGCCTTATCGGCATTGCAGGTATCCAGCGCATCACGCAGGTGATCACTCCAGATGGCTATTGCGCCCCACGTGACGGGGGCGAACAGTTCCGGCGCTGGCGTTGCTGCCGTCAGGCTTTCCGGTACCGGTTCGTGTACGATTTTCACTTGTGGCTGCTGCGGTACGGTGTTGCAGGCTGTCACTGACATAAGCAGGCACAACAGTGCGAGCACACGTATCGTCTTTGATGGCATTGCGCATATTTTCACGTCGCATTTCTCCCTGAGTGTTTCTCTGCTGTTCGGTTGCCCGCAACTGTGCAAGGACTTCGCGAGCATCAGCAGTCAGCGCACGCAGTTCACCCAACACCTCACCATTGCTCTTCACCTCGCGGGAAAGCGCTTCATTGCGAACGGCGTCTTTACCTCGTTGATGTGTCTGCCAAAGCAGGCCACCAGAAGCCAGCGCCAGCAATGCGCATAAAATAGCTATAGTCTTCATTTCTCAGCTTCCACGTCACGCAGGCACCACGCCTTAAAATCCGTTCTCCGGTTAACCAGCCCCTGACTGCGTTTACCTCCGCTGTTTACAAAGTCCGTCAGCCGGTTACACATCGCCTGCCATTCATGCGCCTGCGCCTTTTTCCAGATGGTCGTGCGTTGTTTTCGCTTCTGGCTGTCCGTGAACCACATCAGGCCAGTACACCCCACATTTAGACCTGCATCCGTCATGGCCTCAAAGGCAGACTGCGGCATATAACCGCCTTCAAAATTCTGGTTAATACAGTTTTCAGCGTGCCGCATATCGTTAATCCATCGGCCAGCAATTTCGCTGTCGCTGTACTCCCGCTTCTCTACGCGCCCTGTCGAACCTATTCCGACCGTTAGCACGCCAGCCGTGCAGTAATACGGTGTGTTCCGGCAATCTTCCCAGCCAGCAATCTTTTGCTGACCTTCAGGCGTTGTGCGCAGTGCGCTTGGACTCAATGTGATACCTAGCGCAACAATGGCCGCGATAGAGCACTTTTTAATAAGTTGTTTCATCTTCCGGCTCATTCTGTTGCAGAAGGTCAAGCGCCCGACGTTCTGACTCACTCATTTTCCTGTGCGCTGCCTGCTCAAGAATCTGGTTAATCAGTTCGTTGCGACGCTTCTGCCCCCGTTCGATGCGGGCGCGATAGAGCCATCCACGGGCACCAAAAACCATCCCAACGAAAAGACCAGCCAGCGCAATCTTTTCGCTCAGTGTCATTACGCCGATACTCGTGACCATTGCTGACATAGTGAATGTCAGCCAGTCATTCAGGCGCTGAAAAAAACTTAACCCCATAGCTGCACCATCTCCTGTGTCGCTTTGCGCGTGATTTCCGGCAGTTCAATCTCTTGACCGGCATCAAGAAAAACCTGCTGGCTCAGTCCGGGATTGGCAGATAATACTTTTTCGGTCACGCCCTGCGTGGTGCCGTAGTGCCGCCAGCAAAGCAAATCCACCGTATCCCCCTGCAACGCCCTCACTTTCATCAGCAAAGCTCCGCATAGAGTCGCGGTGTGTCGCGAATGTCGGCGATACTCCAGCGAGCATCCCGCCAAAGGTCATCCCGTTGCAGGTCAAGTGCGGCGGCATCTTTGTCGCCTTTCGCTGTCGTATCAACGTCGCGATAACCTTCAAGTACCAGCGCCCTGGCAATCGAATAAACCGCACGCCGGAAGCGGTAGACCTTCACGTTTTCACCGTTGATCATCAGCTTTTCCATCTCACCTGATGGCAGGGCTGAAGGCACATCTTCCAGCGCGTGAAAACCTGCTTTGAGCTGAACGGCGCGCCAGTCCAGCAACTGCGCGGTAACATGGGCTACCGCTTCCGTGGTGACGTGCATCAGTCTGGACGTGGTGATACCACCAGTGATACGCGCGGCCAGACGGAGATCTGCCAGTTTAATCACCGGCCAGAAGTCCCCTGCGCTGACGGTTGTATCGCCATCATCAACATCGGGGGTATCGCTGTCGGCAGGCAACACGCGCTTATTTGCCACAAGGCTGCTCATGCACTTATCTCCCATAAATCAGGCGGTGGGCGGGTGGTTAAAAGACCGTAAACGGGCAGATATCCACCCGCGCCGCCTGTCGGACGGGGCCGAAGTCGTTAATTCTTTTTCTCGCGGGCAGGTTTGCGTTTTGTCGCTTTGCCTGTTGCCGCTTTGGTCGTGGTTTTACGCACCGTCACTTTACCTGCTGCGCTGGCAGTGGTGGTCTTTTCAGGAACAGGCTCTGCAGTACTGTCAATTATGTCGGTACTGGACGCTTCGTTTTCACCCGTGCCGCCATCCGCAGAAAGCTTCTTAACTTCGCGGGCAAGCGTGGCTATCTCTTTTTTCACCCCTGCATTAGGGTTGCGTGTCAGCGCCTCACGGAACAGTGCCAACGCTTCAGCCTTGGTCGAGATATCAGTCGCACCACGGCGGGAAAGCGCACGGGCCTTACACAACTTGGCGCGCACCACATCCGGCATATCACTGTCAGCGACAATTTCTGCCACTTCGTCAAGCACGGCGATACCGGACGATAAATCAGCGTCAACATCAGCGGCCGCGAGCGTCAACAGTGGTTTGCTTATTTCTTCGGTCAGGAAGGTGGCTGCTGTGCGGTTGAAGTTATCCGGCAACGTCAGCCCGTGTCGCACCACATAACGCCCCAATCTCATCACAAGCGCATAATCACGACAGTCAATCGCCCAAACCATCAGTCTGGTAATAACTTCATCCTGTCGTCCGCTGTCGCCGTCGAGCGTGCCTTCAATCCATCCCTCGTATTCAGGCAGCATGGATTTTTTCATTTCGGCTTTGGTTTCTTCGGACTGCACGCCGCTAAGGCGGGACAAGTCCATACGCAAGCGATGCAAAATTTGCTCATGCGCAGTGCGCTGGATATCGGATTCTTCATCCGCCTGTCCCCGGCGTTCTGCCATGACCTTCTGAAAATGTCGTTGTGCCGGTGTTAACATCGTCACTTCTCCCCGTCATGGCGGGGCAATGCCCCGCCGCTTCTGTCACTCGCCTGCCTGTTCGGCTTGGGCGAACTGAATGCCGTCAATGAACGCAACATTGCCGTAATCCTCAATGACAAAATCATCGTTTGAAGACTGGTAGGTTGCGATACGGTTGTATTCCGGCTCTTCTTTGATCGTCCGGCGCAGACCGCCACGCTGGTAGTAAATCGACAGGTTTTTGAACGGTGTGATCAACACGCCATTCACTGGGAAGTAAGGCGCGATAAAGGTCGGCATATTGCCTACGCGCTCCTGCGCGACAATCAGCTGACCGGCCAGCATTTCGGTATTCGGGTTGGTCTGGCTTAACGCGTTGATGGCCGAGAAATTGCTGCTTGTCAGCAGGTCGCCCGCCAGAATCACCACGTTATCTGGGTTACGCTTGTGCCACTCATCCATGAGGCTGTTTTTAGCGTCGTACACCGCAGCGCCAATGTTGCCGTAAGTGCCTTTCGCGACAACTTTGTTATCCTCATCGCGCGAAGTGATCGTTACGCCTGAAATGACGCGGTGTGGCGCTTCTTTACGGATTTTTTCCAGCCAGCCAATGCCACAGTCCTGCAACAGCGGATTAGTGGCACGGTCAGACGGATCGCTGTACTTCACGCCGTTAAAGCCAATCATGATGCGGTCAAGCGACATCTGACGGGCCATTGCCTTGCTGATCAGCGGTTGGAACTCCGGCATATGCGCCCACGCATCAAGCTGTTCATAGCTGATGCCGTAGTCATAGTTGACCTTGCGGCACATGTAGTCGAGCGGCTCCATGGAATGATTTGAGCCGGGGTTGCGGCGACTGGTGACGCTGTTGTTTACGCCAGCCATCGGGCCTTTACTGCCGATCAGGACTTTTTGTCCGATCTGCTGGTTGACGCCAAACACGTTAATTTTGCTCAGGAAAGAATCATCCTGCTGCGCGGCCTGCTCAAGACGCTGCTGGCGCGTAGGATCTACGGCAAATTTTGCAGCAACAGCGGCGGTTGATACGCCGTTGAGCTGTGCCTGCCGGGCGATATACTGATCAAATAGCTGGCGGGTATTGTTATCCATGTTCTCTGCTCTCTTTGTGAATATCAGTAATCAGCCAGTTGCGCGTTAGCGCCACCACTTGCGGGTTCACGCTGGCTGAAATTGGCGTCAGTGCTACCCAGCTTGCTGGTCAGCGCGGCAAGGTCGGAAGTCAGCTTCTGGATAGTCTGGCTGTCCTGCTCGCGGGCGCGACTCAGATCGTTGAAGCTGTCCAACAGATCGGCATGGGACTGTGCGACATTCTCCACGGCGTCACGTACCTGACTGAACTGTTCACCGTCAGATTTACGGCCTTTGCCGATAATCCCCATGATGCGCCCGAACCACTGTTTACCCTCATCGCTGTGCTGCTCAGCCAGTTCGATAATTTCAGCCTCAATGGCATCGGTGAACAGCGGGGCTTCACCCTGCTGATTATTGAAAGACATAACCTGCTGACGCTGCTGTGCGGCAAACTTCAGGCGCTCGGTGCCGAGGCTCGCAGGGGTATCGGTCATCGCCAGCCCCATGACATACGCCTTACCGTTAAGCGCAAACTGCGGGTGCAGCTCAATGCTGGAGTAAATTTTCTTACCTTCTTCCGTCAGCTTCTTCATGCGCTCAGAAGGTTCAATCTCGGCGTACAGCGCGGTGCGTCCGGCGAGAGGGCCCTCGCTGATATCTTCAGCACTCAGCGCCGTCACATCCCCCATCGCGCCGAAATCACTGCCGGGGAAAGGCGAAAGATAGTGCTCAAGGTTGACGCGTGCGCCGTACACCTCTGGGCTGTAGTTTGCTGCTGCATCACGAAGGTGCTCAGGGCGAATTTCACGCCCATCAACGGTGGCACCAGAGACAGCAACGCGGAATTTCTTACGGGCTGGTTTCGCTGCGCTAGCCATGTCGATAATCCTGTTGAGTGGTTTCTGTACGGCCATGATGGCAGAGCGTAACTTGCTGTCTCAACGAGGTTTTGTTGTCTGAGAAAGGCCAGACCATAAAGAGGGCGATAGCGGGATCGCGCGCGGGGTAATCTTCACTCCATAAACGGTGGAGGGCAGATGATACAAGACGCTTTTGTACGTCAGAGGGCAAAACAACTTTACTGGCAGGGCTACCCGCCAGCGGAGATCGCGCGCCTGATGGGAATTAATCAGAACACAATTTACGCTTGGAAGAAACGCGATGAATGGGATGAGACCCCGCCTATTCAGCGTGTAACCCAGACCTTTGATGCGCGCCTTATCCAGCTTGGCAAAAAGGACAACAAGACCGGAGGAGACTTCAAGGAAATTGATCTGCTGACCCGACAATTGAAAAAGCTGTCTGACGGACAACCGGCAGGGACTGGTTTGGGTAAAAAACCACGCAAGCGCAAGCTGAAAAACCATTTCACCGAAGAACAGATCGTCGCGCTGCGAGAGAAAATACTGGATTCCCTTTCGTGGCATCAACGCAGCTGGTATGAGCAACGCCACCACCGAAACCGCATGATACTGAAGTCCCGCCAGATTGGTGCAACTTGGTACTTTGCACGCGAGGCGTTGCTTGATGCACTGCGCGACGATGTGAAATACCCGTACCAGCGCAACCAGATATTTCTGTCTGCATCTCGCCGTCAGGCGCACCAGTTCAGGGGGTTCATCCAGAAGGTAGCGGAAGAAGTAGACGTTGAACTTAAGGGGGGTGACAAAATCGTGCTCAGTAACGGCGCTGAACTGCATTTCCTCGGCACGTCCGCTGCGACGGCGCAGTCATATACAGGCAACCTGAAGTTTGACGAATTCTTCTGGGTCAGCAACTTCACCAACCTACGAAAGGTTGCGGGGGCGATGGCAACACTGAAGGGGCTGACGCGTACCTACTTTTCCACTCCGTCAGGTGAAACCCATGAGGCTTACCCGTTCTGGACAGGCGATCGCTGGAATGAGAAACGCCCGAGAGCACAGCGCAAAGCGTTTGATGTGGGCTGGAAAACACTGAACAGCGGGCTGTTATGCCCAGATAAAACCTGGCGTCAGATTGTCACCCTGAAGGATGTGATAGAGCACGGCTGGGAGTACACCGACCTTGAAGAAATCCAGGATGAAAACAGCGAGGATGAATTCCGCAACCTGTACATGTGCGAGTTCGTTCGCGATGGTGAGTCCGCCTTCAACCTGAATGCACTGATTGGCTGCGGGGCAGATGGTTACGATGAATGGCCGGACTGGAAACCTTTCGCGTCCAGACCTATGGGTAATCGTCCGGTATGGATCGGTTATGACGCCAACGGCAGCAGCGGCAACGGTGATAGCGGCGCGATTTGCGTTGTGGTGCCACCACTGGTGCCGGGCGGTAAATTCCGCACGGTGGAAACGGAACAGGTGCGCGGCCTTGAGTTTGAAGAGCAGGCAAAAGTTATCGAAAACTTCACCTTCAAATACAACGTACAGCATGTTGGCATCGATGTGACGGGCGGTAACGGTGAGGCCGTTTACCAAATAGTGAAAAAGTTTTTCCCGATGGCGATGCCCTACACCATGTCAATGACGTCAAAACGCGCCCTAGTGCTGAAAATGCTACAGCTGATCCGCGCTGGCCGCTGGGAATATGACCGCAGCGAACGCGCCCTGATCAACGCATTTAACTCTGTTCGTAAGGTCAAGACGCCGGGCGGATTCATCACCTATGACACTGACCGCTCGCGCGGCGTCAGCCACGGTGATTTAGCTTGGGCGAATATGCTCGCCATTATTAACGAACCGCTGGGCCAAGAGAGTGGCAGCGGCGGGTTTGCTATGGAGTTCTGATGAAGAAGCGCACCTACAAAAACAAACACACTGTCAGCAGTGGCAGTGCCGGACAGCCTGATATTTCCGACGCGCTCAGAAGCGATCCGGCGCTCAGCGCCTTCACGTTTGACGGGCCATATTCGGTAACAGACGGCTATGATTTGCTGGACAGCATGTGTTGCGTCGATAACGGCCGTTACTACGAGACGCCAATAGACTGGAAAGGGTTAACCCGTGCATTTACACAATCCCCACTGCATCAGTCGGCGCTTTACTTCAAACGCAATGTGCTGACTGGGTGCTATATCCCTCACCCGTTACTCTCACGACAGGCCTTCTCTGCGTTTGCACTGGACTGGTTTGTCTTCGGCAATGCCTATCTTGAGCGTCGGTCTAATCGCCTAGGAGATCCGCTCAAACTTAAGCATGTGCCGGCACTGAACACACGACGGGGAAGCAACCTTGATACCTACTGGTTTATCCGGCAGTGGAAGGACGAATACGAGTTCAAGGCGGGCGAAGTCTGTCACATTATGAACCCAGATATTCATCAGGAAATCTACGGTATGCCGGAATATATGGGTGCGCTGTTGTCCGCCAGCCTGTCACATTCTGCCGATAGGTTCCGCAAACTCTACTATGACAACGGCTCTCACGCCGGATGTATTCTCTATGTCGGTTCGGAGAAGGTGGATCAGGAAAGCATCAAGGTGGTGCAAAAGACGCTGTCACAGGCCAGAGGGAAAGGCTCCTTCAAAAACGTACTGATCCACGCGCCGGGCGGCGGCAAAGACGGCGTGCAACTGTTGCCGTTCAGCCAGATATCGGCAAAGGATGAATTTCTAAATATCAAATCAGCAACGCGCAACGATTTGCGCGACGCTCACCGCATCCCGCCGCAGTTGATGGGCGCAATGCCGGAAGGCAACGGCTCGCTCGGTGATGTTGAGAAGGCCGCGCGCGTCTTCGCCATCAACGAAATGTTGCCCGTGATGGAAGCCATGAAGGGCGTCAATGACTGGCTTGGACAGGAAGTGATCCGCTTTAATCCCTACGCTCTACTCAAAGACGAGTAACCCGATCCCCCCGCCGCACATCCTGCGGCGATTCTCCTTCAGTAATTTTCAATCCCCGCATAGTCTACCACCATCTGAGTACCATTCAGCATGACCTTTAGCACCCCTCACTCAGAGCGCATGAGCGCCATTCTGGCAGGCGCAATTTGCAATCGACCCCGAACACGTCCAGAAGCGAGAAAACGCGTGGAGAAGGTGAAAAAGGCTGAGGAATGACAATTAAGGGCATCACCTCCCTGCCCTCCGTCGCGTGGGCTGTTCCCCCGTCACCTGCGCGCGACTTTCGCTTCGTTTTTTGTGCATTTGCCGATCTGGAGCCAGACCGCACCACCAAAGGGTAGAAAGTGCATAAACAGCATCAAAAAAATTGTGCAAATCTGTGCACTTTTGTGCATAAATCTATAGAGTCTACAAAGTACTTGTTAAAGCATTAGCCCCTTAGTCGCCTCAAGAAATTTCATCTCCTTCTGTTGGTAGATTCCTCATATCTGTAAGTTGTTGCATCTCTACAGTATTTTCCTCATTCAATGTTTTACATTTACTCTCTGACAAATAATAAATATTAAATGATTCTCTTAACTCTGCATTTATATTAATGAATGCATCTATAGATGCATACAGAAGAGGGTTGACTCCTGTCAAATTAAATCTATCCTGAAAACTTTCTGAGTTTTCATTATTTATCTTAGTAATATAAACATCTACAATCTCTTTCTTACGCCAGAAAGAATAACACTCTGTTAAATCCACGTAATATAAACCGGGGAGAGGGAAGCTTAACACACCATCCTTATCTGTCATCCTCAACCCTTTACTATAATGATAAACATCCACTCCATCACTTATTTTATACTCAACAGTAACAAGTTCCTTACCTTGCAATTCACTAATATTATATAAATTCACAATATTATTTTCTTTTACACTAAGGCTTCCTAGTAGTTTTCTAACCCATGAATAAACAGCAGATCGTCCATGATGACCTGCATTCATTGAATAATGTATTCCATCAACAGAGTTCAGAACCTCCCTCTTATCGATTAATGAAGAATAAATCTTTTCGTTATCAAACTCTCCAAAAGATACGTCATTAAGCTTGATTATTTTTCCAATAAACCTCTCAAAAGAAAGATTAAATTCAGCTTTATACTTCTCAACTAAATCAGGCTTTAAATCTTCTTGTGAGATACCCTTGATTATAATCTTGTTTATGTTACTAACTAACTCTTCCAGTTTGGCTGTCAAGTTCTTATAATTACTATTAGTGAGAGCGTTAGCTGAAATTTTAGACATTAACTCTTTGTAATCATCTCCACGTAAAAAATCTACAATTGACTTTATATCATGAGTATTAATTTTTGTTTTAGACAAAAACTCATCTGTATCACGTAAAAAAATTAGATTTAATCTATTTCGATTAAAGTCTGACGCACTCAAGATAATAGCAAGTGTTTTGTATGTATCATTCCTAATGGAAACCCAAGCCGCCTCACCATCAGAAACATCCCTCATAGATCGCTCAGCATTAAACATAGAGAAATCATCAGGAATCTTAAATAAAATATCATATGTTTCGCTTTTATAATAAACCTCGACTAAAAAACTAGCATTAACCCAAGATTTAATAAACCCCTGCAAAGTAGATATCTCATCTAAATTATCACTTTGATTTTTACGCACATGCTCCATTCTAATAATTAATAATGTTAGAATTTCCTTCACACACATGAGTAATTTTCTCTGCATGCTACTTAAATGCTCTCTTTCATTATCATTAAGATATTGCATTCGTTCAGTAATAAATTTAGTATTTAAATCAAAAGCTCTATAGTTTTTTGCAACTAAGTTTTGTGTTGTTGTTGAGATATAGAAATCCAAAAAACCCTCGTCACCCTCAGGTGACTTATACCTTGCACTATGCTCTAAATGAGGCGAAATCCCCTTGTAAAACTCATAAAAATACTCATGAGTATATATATATCTTGCAAAATCAATAATCCCCCTCAATGCATTCAAAGCATTATCTGTTTTTTTCTGTTCATAGGACTTTAACAGTAATTTATCAAGGAATTTTACAAGAATATTGTAATCGACACAGTTTTTTTTACTTGATGAGCTTATTGAAAGATCTAACTTTTGCAACGTATGAACAAAGCTGACTCCAGAAGAAAGATCACCAAATGCATTAACACCAAAGTCTAATCCCCATTCATTACCGGATAGCAACGCATTTTTTATATTTTGGATTAATGACTTCTCCAACTGCTCAAAGCGTTGAAATATATCAGTAGTATTTTCAAAAAAAAGCGCATCTTTAACTACCCCCTCTAATTTGTAAATTATGGCGTCATCAACACATTGCTCTTCCGGCAATCTAATTTCAATACTAGAACTTGTTAGCGGAGAGTAGAAGTTCAATCTAAAAACCAGATGTAAGTCTAGAGTTTCCCTTAACCTTCCGACTTCATCATCAATTTTTTGAAATTGTTCGGAAGAAAAGCCGGATAACAACTCACCATCTAATTCTGAGAATATATTTAAAGGTATTGAACGATACAAATATGCATTTTCACTTTCAGCCAGATTTATTTTACTAGCAATAAGCTTATGGAAATCATCATTAACACTCACCTTCTTCAATAATATTGAATCGTATTCCAATCCAGTTCTTTTCAAATCCATAAAAAGCAATTCAGTAATAAACTCTGGTCTCTCTGTTAAATTATAAAGTCGATAATACATTACTCCATATGAAGTTATAAAGTACAATGATATTAACATTGAGGTTAAGTAGGCTATGAGTCCTGTACCAAAAGCCAGCAAAACAATCCCACATATCAAACCACTTATAGACTCAATGCTAAAATTGAGGAACTTATTTTCGCGAAGCAAAAGGACCCTGCATACAGATTCAAAACCGTGCTCAGAATACTCAGACACCTGTGAGACAAACACTCCCATGAAAGTAATAGATAATGCAGCTATTGTGCCATGCAAACTTAGTACGGTTCCCCATACCCCCATAGTCCAGTTCAAAGATTCGCTATTAAAAAATGAAGGTGTAATAAATAAATAGTTATATGGAACAGAAAAAAACTGAGAAAAAAACAGTCCTAAAAGTCCCAATGAAGTTATAACTAAGTAAAAGGATATAATTCTTCTAACCTCCCCAATAATAGGACTGAAGTTTATTTTCTTACTATTTATCTCTTGCACCTGTTCCCCCAACTATTCCAATTCATTACCGAGCGTTGACCCAGTTTTTTTGACTAATTTCGCCTCATAAGTACTGCGAATCAGCAGTAGCGCTACCAATGATACTTCCATTCTCACTAAATACTAATCATCTTGTCATATGTTTCATCTACTTTTGCCCCTCTACTGCGAGATAACGCACATTGCAATAATTAACACACTGATAATGTCTACCTAATCTTATGCGAGATTCTTGCAATTACCTTCATTAAATTACGTGCACGCTCCCCATAACTAGGCTTACATTGCCGAATATTGCCATGGTGATCAGCACGGTAGCTTTTCCCTTCAATATTAACAATATAACCATATGCCAACCGGTGTAATGCATGATTTGAAATCAGCCAGCCAATTGATTTGGTGAAATCATCAATCTTTGATATCAACTGAGCTTTATTTTCACCTTCCTCAGTTGGCTGAACAGCCATAGGCTTTCTCGATTGTTTCCTAAGCTGATGCAATAGCTCACGCCTTTGAGCTCTAGTTAGATCGTCTAAACTATCCAAATTTAGATGTTTTTCAGTCCTTTTTTTTGCTTTTGGAACTGGTTGTTTTTCAGACGGACGGACAGTTATTGCCACGAGTCCAAGTGAGGACGGAACCCCTGAAGGGCCAAGGTCAACCCCTACGCCAACTTTGCTGGCTTCAAGTTCATGGGCGCTGCTTTTTGATTTTTTGACTAACTTCCACGTTTCGCTATGGGTACAAATGCGAGACTCATCGCCCAGGCGCGGCGAATAGACGCCATAGATACGCGGGCTTATCTCGCCGTAATCGTTCGGGGTTTCAGATAATGCGTAGGCTGTGCGGATCACATGCTCGTTGCGGGGTCGCATAACCCCACCTTGCTTAATGGTGTAAGTTGCAAAACATCCCGCATCGGCGGCGGCAAGCACATCATTCATATGCTTATCTTGCAGAAGCTGAGCCCCTTTTTTGGGCTTAAGTTCACGCTGTAGCTGATTAGCCAACCGGCGCAATTCTCGATAGGTTTGACGCGATGGAACGCCAAAGAATTGAAACTGCTTAACCCTGTGCAAACTTGCCCAAGCGACGGCATTATCGCTGTTATCGGCAAGGGGTTTCCCTGTCTCTTTACAGATAACCGGTTTACCCGTTTTCTTGTCTTTGGCCTTATCCAATGAGCCGCCACCAATATTCTTACCGATATATGTTGCGATATAGCTCGCAGGTGAGCCTTTCCTTTTTGTGACTGGCACGACATCAAATCGCGCTCTCACGTTCTTGCCCAACTCAGCACGATCTTCACGAATGGCAAATTCACGCATCACCTGAGTGATAGCGGCGCGATCTCTATGACGCATAAAGCACAACAGATGCCAGTGAACCGTACCGTCATGATGTGGTTCAGCCACACGTACGCCATACCAAGGCAAGCCCTTTCGCTGAAGCTTTTTCCTGATACTGGAAAAGACGTTAACCAGATAGTCACTGCTTTCGCGGACGGTTTTTTCCGTCCACTTTGGGTTGGGCTTACCGTTTGCAAGAGTTGAGTGATACTTAGATGGGCACGTAATGGTATAGAACATGGCGTAATCGCCGCGCATTTCAGCTAAGTTTTGCAGCCCCTTAACGGTAGTCATCATTTCGATATATCGTAAATAAGGGTTGCTGGTACTGGAAAGCATCACCTGTTCTAGATCAATCTTGAAACCGTCTTCATTTTCCAGCTCATGCATACGCATGAATTCAATGGTTCGGCGGTATTGCTCACGCTGGCGTTCTATCGCATCGTGACTGGCATAGGCGGAAGCATGTTTATGGACAAGGCACGCGGCGCGTAATTGCTCTTCCCGCCATTCATTGCGTAATCGCCATAACTTACCTTTCCACCAATCAGCACAGCGCAGACGCAAGAATGCCCCCGGCAATAGGTCATAGGGGGCACGTTCTCGGTGGCGAATATAGGGATTGAGAGAATCCCAATAAGGCGGTTGGATACATAAGCGCTGCGCTTCAGCGGCGACCACGTGATATACGCGTAGAATGGCGTCTAGAGTATGGTCATGAGTAAGGTTAGCCTCGACCTGAGCACAAAAAATCATGTCCATATGCGCAGCCACCATTGCGGCAAGCGTCTGCACTTCGCGCTTGTTCAGCTCCGGTAAGCGCAAAAGCTCGTCTAGACGCTCTCGGCCTGCAATATGACGGTAGCCTATAGTCAGCTGTTTCTCTCTGACGGCTTCTAACCGCGACAATGCACTCTCGACTATTTCAGTCAAAAATATATTGGCTCGATGTTCTCCATGCTCTCTGCGTAGGTACTCAATCCGCTGCTGTAGTGGCTGGCGTATAAACTTTGGCTGCGCGTTTAAGTTAGCCGCAATATCTAATAATGGACTATGTCGTAACGCCTTTTTAGACTCCGCGAGACGGGCAAGATGCAAATTGAGTTCATTCTCATGCTCTTCGAACAAATCAATTTGGTACTGCCGCTTATTGATGGCTTTTTTTTCTTCTTCAGTCATGGCGGCTATGCGCATCATGCGCGAGACAGCTTCATCATGCTGGTAATCCGCAATCATTTTGGTGAGCGGAGTTTCTACATAATCCGTTTCATCCTGTAGCGGGTTAATTGATTTTGCTGGAGCATTCCACGCATAAGGCCCAGTAAGCACGGATGTGCTTCCGGGGTAATCAGGTGGTGGGGTTGGGGCATATCGTCCGCGTGTATCAGCCATTATCGCGCCGATCACTTGTCTGCTGGTTTTAGTTGAAGCTCTATCTCTGCATAGCAAAAAGGGCAGAAACCATCAGCTTCAGCGAGTTGCTTGTATGTAACCACCTTATGGCATGACCAACATTCAAAATGATCCACATCATCTGGGCCGGACAATACTGGAAACTCGATACTCAAAAGCACATAGCCCTTAGCCAATGAGCTAACGTCTGCTATATCAGTGATGGTGCATCCTACGAAACGGCCTGAGTATTCATGCTCTAAACTCCACTCTCTAAGGAGAAGTTTGTCGCCAGCAGAGAAATGACGATCGTTGCGCCTTAGCTCGGCTTTCTTCTTGCCACTGACAACTGACTCAAAATATTCAGGCAGTATCTTTAACTCATGAATTTTCATCGCGTTTATCTCCAATCTTCTTTTACTTGCCGTAGGAAACTACCGAGTAATCTGCACCTGATGCCGCTGGATCAAAGCCCATGAACAGAACGTGACGCTGAGGCAGTGAACCAATCACTTCATTGGCTGCACCTCTCGTAGCTGCGTTAGCGCTGATAGAGCGATTTACCGTGATTTCATGTAAATCAAAGGAGTGATAAATTTCGCGCGTGGCGGGGGTATCGCTATTGGAAATAACGACTGGAAGGCCGCATTTTTCATTTACATCAATTAACGCCTTTACTAGTTGGCGATGCTGTTCGGCTGCAAAGGTGCCGCTGTGGTATTGGGTAAAATTAGCGGTTTTACTGGCGGGTAAATAAGGCGGATCGCAGTAAATAGCACAACTCACCCCTTCTATAACTTGCAGGGTTCTTTCGAATGGTGAACACAAAAAAATAGTCTTTGTGTCATTGGCTTTTTCAGCGAACTGGCGGATCTCTAATTCAGGGAAGTAAACGCTTTTGTACTTACCATAAGGCACGTTATAACCGCCTCGGCTGTTGTAACGGCACACACCGTTATAACCATGACGATTGAGATACAGGAAAATGGCGGCGCGTTCTTCACCTTGCGGTAATGCATTAAATTTTTTACGGAATTCTGTATATGCCTCTTGCGTGTTGCCCGCCATAAACATGGCGCGAGCAATGGTGATAAATAACTCTGGATCTTTTTTTACAGCCCGATATAAACCGATTAAATCAGGATTAATATCTGCAAGGATATAGCGGCGATAATCCGTATTTAGAAATACTGACGCACCGCCAACAAATGGTTCAACTAAGCAATCAGCCTTAGGCAAAAATGGCAGTAAATCTGGAAGGACGCGCGTTTTACCGCCTGCCCACTTGATGATCGGGCGGCTCATAACATTGGCTCCTTATCTGCTGTAAGGTGCTGCCAAATATGAGAAACGTATTGCGCCTGATGCACTGCATCAGCTAGGGCATTATGGCGTTCTCCCCTGAAAGGCATATCATGCTTTGGATTAAAGCCAATGACTTTGCCTAGTTCAACCATTGTTCGACAATCGCGTTCGTTCCAAAACTTCCAGAGCGGCCCTTCAAGATCAGCGCGGGCATAAGCGGCACGTAAAATGGAGCAGTCAAATGTTGGTGAGTTAGCCCAGACTTGTAATAAGTCTAAATCCTCTGGAACTGCATTATCAGTAAGAAACTTATCAAATTTACACAAGGCATCCCAAAGCGGTATTGCATCACTTGCTAATAGCTCTGCTTGCGCCTCGCGTGATTGCTGAAGCCACCACTTGAGCGTTGCAACGCTGGCAACAACGCCGTTTAATTCATCGTTTTCAGCATCAACACGAACATAAAAGCGCGCGCCTGTAATTCCGGTTGATGGCTCAAAGAAAACAGCACCAATACTGGCAATGGGTGCATTGGTGTTGGTACCTAAAGTTTCAATATCAATCATGACGTGATTCATAAAGCGGCCTCTTAGAATGAAACGGAATTGTGTTGCGGTTGCGGCTGGTCTAATTCACGGCGCAAAGCATCAATGAAAGCGATAACTGCGGGGTTGCTAGCGCTGAGAGTGAGTTCACCCTCATTGCATTTGATGGTCATTCCTCTGCGTGATATTTCAGGGAACATAACTCCAAAAATATGAGCGCGTGCCGTTGTGCTTCGAATGTTGTACATATCAAAACCCTTATTTTTGATGCACGAATCCTTCACCACTTATTCAGCGGTGAATCATTTTTTGATTCTGAAATTAATTAATTCTGTTATTAATTGGCTTAGGAAAATATACCCATAAGCCACGCGAACCATCGGCGCTTATTTCGTGGGGTGGACATAAAAGGCTTTCTGCAACCTTTTATAAATTGAACATCTGCAACTTTTGGTTGAAAAAATCGCCCGTCTGGTGTTTCGAGCCAGCCGTGATTATTTTTGAAATGTGTAACCTGACAACCCTGTTTAAGCAGGCTGGCAAGCGATGGGGAATTATTGCTCATATTTAATACCTGCTACAGTTGTCTTCTAGCCTTACGCTCAACTTCTTCTCGGCGTATTTTAAGATCAGAAAGTGCTTTGAATTTCTGATCTCTGATTTTTTCACAACGCCGCCTAATCAAGAATTGAATGAAATTCAAAAACAGCACTGCAAAAATAAAAATACCAATGAAAATTTCAACTTTCATAATTTTCACCTTTTTTTAAATTATCTATTGTTTGCATTGCCTCAGCTAAAGCAAAGTCCCGCCCTAAATAGTTACCATCATTCGTAACGCTATAAGCTGTTTTTAAAGTTACTGAATTTCTAGGGCACTTATGAATAGTGAATCCGCGATAAATATAACTATGGCGACTTAGCTGTATTAACTGGCACATAATATCCCCATCAACTATTTGCAATCGCATCCTTAAGCATCGCGACCATGTTTACTTCAACCTTGCTCCCGGCAAGCTCCTTAGGTCGAATGATGATTCGCCCGTCTTTCACCATATCTCGACATGTCTCAAAGGGAATCCCTGTAACTCTGGCGTATTCTTTGAGCGATAAATAAGGCGCTGCAACATTTAAATTGATAGTTACACCTGTCATGCTTCACCCCTTAATACAGGATTATCAATTCACCTTTCCTAACTTAAAACTAGTATTTCTTTCTGGAGCCAGTAACTCTTTGAGTTTGTCCATAAGCTCAGGTGGTGCTTCTACCGCACCACCATAGATGGCGACAACATTCACAGAGATTAAAATCTGACCCAAGCGGCCTCTATCGGTTGAATAAAGCCCCATAACTAAAGTCGATGCATCAATAGCCCTTGGCTTTCCTAAGCAAAGCCTCTCATTTATTTTCTTGCTCATATTTCATTACCTGTCTCAATAGCCTGATCATGCTGCATAGCCTGAAGACCACGTAAAAATACGATGCGAACCATATTTGATGCAGAACGATATTCTGCCTCCGCCATAGCCTCAATAGTCGAACGCTCTTCAGGAGAGAGACGCAGCGGCAACACCCCTCCTGCGACGGTATTCTTTGGGGTTCGTGACCTCTGAACATGCTGTACTTGTGTCATAGTGGTATATTGTGATCTGCTAAGTGTCTGTGAAAAACATTATTGACCACGTATGTGGTCATGTCAATATGGAATATCAACAAATGATGTCAGTAGGTGCTCGTTTAGTCGAAGAGAGGAAGCGTTTGGGGCTGAATCAGGCTGATTTCGGTGCGTTAGCAGATTGCGCTCGAAACACCCAAGCCAACTATGAGAGAGAAGAAAGATATCCTGATTCCAAATACTTTTCTAAGTTAGCAGCTAAGGGTGTTGATGTTTTGTATGTTCTTACTGGGAGAAGAACCCCAGACGTGGGTGATATCACTAATGACGAGCTTGAGCTAATCAAACTTTACAGATCTGCACCTTTAGCTGTTAAAGCCGCTGTCTTTGCTGCCTTAACAGCAGGTAGTTCCGCATCTAATTCAATTAACGTTTCAGGTCAAGGCAACCGCGTCGCAGGCAGGGATTTTCACGAAAGCAAGAAGTAAGGATATTTTATGACAGTTAATTCTGCTGGTGAACATAACCGCGCCGCAGGGCGTGATTTCAACGAAAATAAGATCCAGATAGATAAATTTGATGGACGTAACACAGTCAATATTGCAATCCCTTCCGAAAAAGAAGATAGACGCCCTCTCGTAAAAGCTCAACGTAAGGAACTCAACTGTCTGGTGGCTGCAATCGCTGAATCTGGGGATAATGAAGCGTTCGTTATCTGGCAGAAAGTTCATGCTGAGATTGGTGTATCCAGCATCGAAGATATGACCATCAATCAATATCATGCGGCGTTAAGTTTCCTACAGGCCATGTTAGACAGGCTTAAAGAAAAAGACGCCAGCAAAGCTCTAGTTAGTCTCCTTCTTCGTAATAGTGAAGATGATGAAATTAGACAAAAACTTATTCGCTACTGCCATATTAATTTTGGTACTGGCAGACTGAACGATTTAACACGCTCTCAACTTCAGTTGGCTTTGTCATGGCTTGATCAGAAGGCCGAAGAGATTCCACAAGCAACCTCCTTATCTTTACCCTCGCGGCTCAATATTGCAGATTTACTTCGAACCTATCCAAAAGAGATTGGTTTTGCTTTTGTCTTTGGAGTCCTAGTCGGCGCTTTTATTTTCTAATTATAAAGTTTTAAAAGGATGAACTTATGAGTTACAAACATTCAATTCCAGAGGAAGGGCTTTATGTATCAAAGAAAGATCCCTCAATACGATTGGTTGTCACCGATATAAACGTTGTTGATGACGATGACGAAGATAGCGAGGAAGAAGTATTTTTTCTTGTGACTGTGGTACGCGAAGGCGACGAAGATGATATGTCAGCACCTGGGTATGAATACGATCCTGAGGAGTGGCAGCTTTTTGTAAAGAACCATCAACTCGAATACATCCCAGAAGAGGGTTCGTCCATTTCCGATATACGAGAGTTTTTGAAAAACAAAAAGTGGTGAGAATAAATGACCGAACAAGAAAGACAGAAAGAGCTAACCCAAACATTATTCGCACGATTAGAAAAGGTAACCCCTGAACTATTCGCTGAATTTTTGGATGAAAGGGTTGGCAAAGAAATTAAATGCCTCAACTGCGGTAGCCTCGATATTGCCATTCCACAAGCTCAAGTGATAACCGTAGGCCCTGATGGCTCTTCCAACGAATCCTATGTCAGCTTTATACGAATTGAATCGTTTGAACCTCGCTACTCCTTACTGAATTACCAGTATCGTTTGATTTGTAAAAATTGCGGGTTTACTAGCCATTACGCTACTTACCCAGTGTTAAACTGGATCGAGAAAGAGAAAGGAATCTACTGATGGGTAACAATGTCGAGTATAGCAACGTCGCGAGCCTTAAAGACTTTCCACGGGAAAAGTGGAAAAAAGGAGGCTCAGACGGGAATGGTGGGGGGGGAAATAGTATGGACGATCTGAAGAAACGTGTTGAGCGAACAGAAGAAAATATTGCTCAGATTAAAATCGACCTTGCAACACTTACGACTAGGTCTGAAAATTTTGCAACAAAAGCCACTCTGGACTCCTTAGTTGTCCGTTCAGAAACCTTTGCTACTAAAGCTGATTTTGAAAGTCTTCGAACCGAAATTTATAAAGCCAAAGCTGAATTAGCAAATAACATTAATTCAATCAGCCGTTCAATCTGGATACCTTTAACAGTTGGTCTAGTAGGTGGTTTACTACTGTGGGTTGCTAAAATATTTCTCCTCAAATAGCGGGCACTTCCCTTGACAGTAAAAAAACTCCCTTCAGGTAAGTGGCTGTGCCAATGCTTCCCATATGGCCGTGATGGGAAACGCATACGCAAACAGTTTGCAACCAAAGGCGAGGCGCTCTCATTTGAACGCCGTACCATGAATAATGCATCAGGCCAATCGGTCACCGATAATGCGGTAATGCTCTCTGCATTCGTTGAGCGCTGGTATGAAATGCATGGCAAAACGCTGACTTCTGGCGAAGAGAGAAAAACAAAGCTTCTAGCTATCTGTGAGCGTTTAGGAGATCCGCTCGCTGCACATTTTGATAAAAATACTTTTGCTGTTTATCGGGAAAGGCGTCTAGCTGGGGAATGGAATCAGAAGGGAAAGAAGAAACTTAGTGAGGCAACGGTAAACCGAGAACAGTCTTATCTACATGCTGTTTTTTCAGAAATGAAACGTCTTGGAGAATGGGAAGGTGATAACCCGTTATCTGGGATCAGGCAGTTCAAGGAGGGGGATCAGGAGCTGGCCTTCCTCTACGAAGAAGAAATTGACAGGTTGCTTGCAGCTTGTGACCAATCAGCCAACAAGGATCTCGGTACGATTGTGAGAATCTGTTTGGCTACCGGCTCGCGCTGGAGTGAAGCACAGGATTTAAAGCAATCTCAAATATTGCCGGGACGTCTTACGTTTACTCAAACTAAAAGCAAGAAGAACCGTACAGTGCCAATTTCCCGCGAGTTACAAGAACTCCTACCTAAGAAACGAGGTGCACTCTTCTGCCCTGCTTACGAGGCTTTCAAGGCTGCATTAAATAGAGCGGGGATTGAACTACCGAAGGGGCAACGTACACACGTACTGCGTCATACTTTTGCCAGCCATTTTATGATGCGTGGTGGCAATATTTTGGTACTTCAACAGATACTCGGTCATAGCACCATCATGATGACTATGAGGTATGCACACTTTGCCCCGAATCATCTTGATGCAGCAGTAGCCCTCAACCCATTCGATAACCGCACAGAATCAAAATAATCAGATAAGAAAAAGCAGTGCTGCCACACTGCTGCCATTTTGCTGCCACTGGCACAAATTGCAGATACAAAAAAACCGCCTCACGGCGGTCACGACACTGCTTTATTGCTTTGATTATTCTACTGAATTTCCTTGGTACCCGGGACGAGACTTGAACTCGTACAGCCTTACAGCCGAGGGATTTTAAATCCCTTGTGTCTACCGATTCCACCACCCGGGCTAAGGAAAATTGGAGGCGCGTTCCGGAGTCGAACCGGACTAGACGGATTTGCAATCCGCTACATAACCGCTTTGCTAACGCGCCAAAATCTTTAGCTTTCTAACTAAACCCGCACTTTCGTGCCAGCTTTTA